AGTAAAGAGAAACGTGTTGCTGACGGTTTAGCGGCTTTGAAAGCATTGAGATTGGAGGTAGGTTTATGAGGTGTCAAGGTAAACCGCAAGGAATTGAATTACTAAACATGGACTGTATGAAGTACATGACAGGTCTTGAGGATAACGCCTTTGAGCTTGCTATTGTTGATCCGCCTTATGGGATAGGTGAGAGTGGAGGGAGCCAGCGAACAAGAGGGAGCAAGCGAACCAATGGAGTCAAAAAAGAATGGGACAACGAGAGGCCAAACCTGCAGTATTTTCAAGAGCTGCAGCGGGTAAGTGTGAATCAAATTATATGGGGCGGGAATTACTTTGCTGACTTATTGCCTGCTTCGAGATGTTGGATATATTGGCAGAAGGATATGGGCGGGGACTTTTCTGATGGTGAGCTTGCTTACACGAGCTTTGACAGGGTGCTAAAGCAGTTCAGGAAAAGAAGCGAGAGCCACCATCGAATACACCCCACACAAAAGCCCGTAAAACTTTACGAATGGCTGCTGACCAACTACGCCAAAGAGGGCGACAGAATCCTCGACACCCATCTTGGCAGTGGCTCTAGTGCAATAGCAGCACACTACGCAGGCTTTGAGTTTGTAGGGACTGAGCTAGACCCTGACTACTTCAAGGCAGCACAAGAGCGATTTAACAATGAAACCAAACAGCAGGCAATGTTTTAGCCTTATTAGACTAACTGTGGAGAATTATATGATAAAGCTGGAGGTAGGTTTATGAGGGGTCAAGGCAGAAAGGGTGAAGCACAAGAACAGCGCGATAAGATCATGGCGATGTCAGAATTTATGTCTGGCGAGGAGTTTACTCAAAGTCAGGTGTGTACCCGGCTAGCCATTAAGGTATCTACCGCCAGCATTAGACTGAGGGAGTTACATCAAGATGGTTTAGTCGCTCGAAAAGAGTATCCGTCAGAAAATTCCAAGTCTGGAGTCTCTGTCCGATGGGTGAAGCGCAGGAGTACGCAAGCGTATTTATCGAAATCGTGGCGGAAGATAACCAACGAGAAGCTGGGCATCTTCCCTAAACGGCTAGGGTCTTACGCATAATTAGGGGGTTACAATGATTATCATCCGCAGAGTGAGCCAAAAGCAGATGCTACAGGCTAAGAGACTGTACTGGGCCGGCAGGACTTATGCCCAAATCGGTAAAGTGATGGGGGTTCACCCTCAACGGGCTAACAAATATCTACGAATTCTGGATTTATATGGCATCGAATCGTTCCCAACTGCAACTCAAGCACAAATCAGAAGACACACTAGGCAAGCGGCCAAGGCATTACGCGATGCAGATACTAGCCCTGAAGGGCCATAGGAACGCCAGAGAGCGCACTGGTGAGATTTTAGCGTCTGCCCCGCCCCATTGGGTAAGTTTAATTAAAAGCCACGTCCGGCTATTGTGGGAGCAAGCATGAGCAATCCGAAAACAGACAGGCAAAGGAACGCTATCCACCTATGGTTTGACCAGGTGGCTAAAACCTTGAATGATTCGAGTATTGACAAAGTTGTTGTGATCGAGGCACTAAACACTAGGGGGCTGGATATGCAGTGGACAGGGGAATCGTTCAAATCGGATGTTTATAAACCTATCTACCAAAAAGTCACAGCTCAAGAGTCTACAGAGGAGGCCAGCACAACAGATCACGATATTTGTTATCACGGGCTGGTTAAGTATTTTGGTCAGGAATTTGGGGTTCAGTTACCGCCCTGGCCCTCGAATGAAGGATAGGAGCAACTATGTGGATAATCCCCAACAATCACTCACTACACTCTCGCTTTGCACAGGATACGGTGGAATCGAAAGAGGACTTGAGCTTGCTGGAGAGCAGCTTAACGTCCTCGCTCATGTGGAGATCGAAGCCTTCGCCGCTGCGAACCTGGTCGCAAAGATGGAGCAGGGAAAGCTGGCTCCGTCACCTATTTGGACGAACCTTAAAACCCTCCCAGTGGAGCCGTTTCGAGACAGAGTTGACATCCTACTTGCTGGCTATCCCTGTCAGCCATTCAGTGCCGCAGGGAAGCGCGCTGGCACAGACGATCCCAGACACCTCTGGCCTTACATCAGAGAAATCATCGAATCAGTGCGACCTGTTCGCTGCTTCTTTGAAAACGTCGAGGGACACATCAGCCTTGGACTCAGAGAAGTCATCAGCGACCTGGAAAGCCTTGGTTATAAAACGGCGTGGGGAATATTCAGCGCGACTGAAGTTGGAGCGCCTCATCAGAGAAAGCGCGTGTACATCTTGGCCGACTCCAGCAGCGCGGGACTACAAGGACACGCTGAACACCAAAGCAACCATGAGGCCCGACAAGCCCACAGTGTCCCGCATGGACACGCTGCCTCGGAAGGTTCAGATGGTGGAAGGCGCGCAGCCTGGCCACCTGAATCCGGAATTTTGCGAGTGGTTGATGGGTGTGCCGACCGGGTGGACAGAATTAGGTTGCTGGGGAACGGAGTAGTACCACAGACCGCAGCTAAGGCTTGGATAACATTGAATGAAGGCTAGTACCTATATGGTAGGTTTTATAGCCTACAAAGGGGTTAAGTAATTAAAAAGGATTAAATAACCGGTTTTATGTTTGGTTTAAAACGAGGAGTTATTATGAAAAACAAAGGAAGTCTAGGCTATGGCAAGGCAACACGTAAAGACGATGGCAGGAAACGGCACGTAAAGGAAAAGAAAAAGCTGGATGATAAAAAGAAAAAATACTTTATAAAGGGGAAATAAAATGAGCGATTACAAAGACAGATTAGAAGTTGCAAAGAAAAGCTATATCAGTACGGAAGGCCCAGGGGAGTGCGGTGTCAGGTTGTGGTGGTGTATTAAGCAAGTTAGCCATAGCTACACAAATATGGACGTTGAGAACCTGAGAGTCCTGTTCCCGAAATTAGAAGATGAAGCCATCTCCGGTAAGGACTGGGCCTATGTGATCGGGCATATTACTCAGCTTTTTATCCTACCAACGATAGTTCTTGAGGTAATGGTAAAGATTAAACTGAGGGGTTAAATATGGGGATTAAGATAACACCAGCGGATAGTGCGTTTTCAAAATGTGTCAGGCTTAGAGTCAACTATGTCTGTGAAAGATGTGGGGCGCACCACGATAAGAGTAGTACCGGCTTACACTGTAGCCACCACCACAGAAGGGGGCATTGGGGTATTAGGCTTGATCCTAATAACGCTGAAAGCCTTTGTTATGGTTGCCATAGTCTAATGGGAGGAACGCAAGAAAGACTCAATGCCGTGATGACAGAGGCCCAGCAAGAGCTTCTGATTGAAAAGAAAAACGATATAGGGCTAGGGAAGTTGTATAGGAAAACCAACGGCAAGGGTGATGTTGCAAAGCACTACCGTTTAGAGCTGGTTAGAATCCAAAAACTCAGAGATGAGGGCGAGGTAGGACGTATAGATTTCGAGGGGTTTTATTGATGGACGATTTAAGCAAGAGAGTGTGCGCCTGTGGGGTAATAGCCAAGGAGGTAATTCACGCAGAAGCGAATAAAAGAAGGGGATGGTATTGCGCTAGTTGCCGCGTTATGATAAAGGCTATCGGCAGGGAGCATATAACAGGTATGAAAAAGTATGGCGGTTAATACTTTAGAACTGAAATCTCTCCTAGAGTGGGCAACCCCTCGGCAGAAAGCTATAGCTGAAGCAAGAATCAAAGGGGAGACTTGGGAGTGGATATATAATAATCTGGGTGTTGACCAAGGCAATGGCCGAAAAACTCTTGCAAGTCTAAAGCGCAGGGCAGTCCGTCAAGGATACTCGCCAGATCACGACATGACCCACACCGTCCCAGATGGATTCCATGTAAAAGGAGTTTCAACGTACTATGACTCGGAAGGAAACCCCAAGGCCCAGTGGGTTAAGTCAGCAACAGATCAGGCCCGGCAAATCGAAATCCTGTTAGACCGCATCGAAAATGGGTGCAACGGTTTTAAACCATTTAAGCCAACAGCCGTACCTAGACGCAGCAACGATAATCTCCTCTCCCTGCTAACGATTACTGACTTCCACCTCGGAATGTACGCCTATGAAGCGGAGACTGGTGACGACTGGGATATAAATATCGCTAGAGATGTATTTTTAAACGCAATACACCAAATGGTTAACGCGGCCCCTATTAGCCAGGTGGGGATGCTAAACCAGCTTGGAGACTTCCTCCATTGGGATGGGCTGCTGGCGGTTACACCAATGTCAGGGCATGTGCTAGACGCTGATACGCGGTATGAGAAGTTGGTCGATCTGTCAATGGAGATCATGGCCCAAGCTGTGAAGATAATGCTCAAGAAATTCCCAGAGGTACACGTAATCCAAGCCGAGGGAAATCACGACATGGCTGGATCAGTATGGATGCGTAAGCACATGAAGCATATTTTTGCCAATGAGCCACGAGTTACAGTGGATGACAGCGCATTACATTGCTATGCGTATTTACATGGTGAGACTATGCTGGGTTTTCATCATGGGCATAAGGTAAAGCTAGCTTCATTACCTAAACTATTCTCTAGCGAACCGAGATTTAGAGCAATGTGGGGGAAGGCCAAGCAAACCTATATCCATACCGGACACCTTCATTACGAAAAGGTTGTAGAGGATGGCGGGGCGATTGCAGAACAACATCCAACTCTAGCGGGGCGTGACGCATACGCGGCTAGGGGCGGCTGGGTGAGCATGAGAGGGGCTAAAATGATAACCTACGACAAGATTGACGGCGAGATACACCGAATCACTGTCAGGCCACGCAATGGTTGATCCCACGCCAATCCGTAAAGATACAACCGAAGATATGGTTGATACTCTCGGTAGTGCGTACAATATTATTAAGGAGTATCCTACTGGGTACGCGCTGTTTGTAGTGACGGTCGGCCCTAATAACGAGGTTCAGCTAATAGCCTATACATCCAATTTAGACGATCTACAGATAGCGGGGGCGGCATCAGCCCTACAGTTTTCCCAAGCAGCACTGTTACAGCCTGAAGATGAATGAAAAGGAAATTTAAGCCAAAACAACCAAGAGGCATCAAAATGAAAATATTAGGGGTTCTATTGTTACTAGCAACGGTTATTGGATGCTCTAACCAAGCGGCCAGAGATTACTACGCTGCTGTCGCGGTAAGCAGTCAGTCGCTATCTGACACACAGGTAGCGAAGGCACAGGCTTTATCTGCTATGTCTGCCAGTGGTGATCCTGCGACTCAAGCCGCTGCGGTCATGGCCTTGGCGCTAATGCCTTCACCCGTTATACAGCCAGCCTACATACAGTCTGAGGCACTTAGCTATACACAGGCACTCGCGGCTCCCGTCGCAGCAATTGGCGCGCTATGGATACAGAGCGATCTTAGCCGTGACCTAAACGACAACAACAACCAAACCCAGCAAGCCCAGATCAATGCTAATTCTGCCGACCAGCAAGCACTGCTGTCCACTATATCAGTGGGCAATACAGCGTCAGGGTCTACTCTCAGTGCTGCAATAGACGGAATTGTCAGTGCAAGCGCAACAGGATTTGAAACTATCGAGACACTCCAGATCGGCTCGAATGGTCTTGTTCTTGATTTGTCAGAGTCTTTGCAGCCTATCATCGTCCCGATAGTTGAGATAACCCCAGTCATTGAGATAGTGCCAGTAATTACCCCATGATGGTGAGAAAAACGCGCCCACAAATGAAGGTCTAAAATGCCAGAGCCTATTAGCGAGCAAGAAATAGCAGACTGTATCCGTAGAATGGCTGACTCGATGGAAGCTATAGCTCTCAATTTAGCGGATATTGAGAGTATTGTGATTAAGCTGGATGATATATGCGAGACATTGCACAGATGTTAAGCGACGACATGGACAAAGTTTTGAGCGAATACTATCGCTGGTCTAACGTCAATAACCCCGCTGACATCGGTTATCCACACTCAGATACGTTAAGCCGATTACGCGGTCCCAGTAAGGGAGCAAACATTTCCGATGACGAAGCTATGTGGATTGATTACGCGTTAACCTGTCTCAAGAAAGATGACCCTGAACAATACAAGGTCATTAAGCGAGTCTATAGAGATAGGAAATCACTACGCTGGCTTGAGAAGCGAGGGGAAGGTCACAGGAATACGTTAGGAAGGAACCTGGCAAATGGACTACAGTTCGTCAGTGGAGTCCTGCATGGAGTGCAACAAATAAACGGCACAGCCACCTCCCTACGGAGCAACCACTAGGGCATACTTGGAGTATTCAATAGGGCTTTGCCCCTAAGTTTTGCTGCCCACTCTAAAACGCTAAAAAATAGTCTTATACAGACAGAGAGTCGAGGCAGCATTTTATACTGGAAGTAAGATATGGCAGGTGGTCGGCCTAGCGTGGTAACCCCGGATGCAATCCTAAAACTGGAGACTGCATTCCTTATGGGCTGTACAGATCAGGAAGCGTGTTTAGCTGCCGATATTTCAATGTCTACATTGTACTTGTACGGACAAAAAAATCCTGAGTTCTCGGATAGAAAAGAGCTTCTCAAGCAGAACCCAGTCTATAAGGCGCGTGGAGTAGTGCTAGAAAGCCTACACCTTGGCGATATAAACACTGCACACAAGGTCATTGATCGTAAAGAGGGCAGTAAACTCGCGGTCACTGGCGCTGACTCCGGCCCCGTACAGGTCACTATTTCGGGGAAAGATGCCCACGTTTAAACTCACCAGCGCACAAGACAGCGCAATGGACTGCCTAATATCCAAGGCTACGCATTGTGGGCTAGGTGGAGGAAGCAGAAGCGGTAAGACATTCTTACTACTAAGGGCTGTAGTGCTAAGAGCTTTAAAGGAACCCAATAGCCGACACGCTATATTCAGGTTCAGGTTTAACGCCATTAAAGCCAGTATCGTCTATGACACACTGCCAACCGTCTTTGAGCTTTGCTTCCCTGGAGTCTGGGAGCATTGCGAGCTAAGTAAGTCCGACTGGTTTCTTAAACTACCAAACGGATCAGAGATATGGTTCGGTGGGCTTGATGACAAAGAGCGTACAGAGAAGGTTCTAGGCCAAGAGTTTTGCACCATCTATTTCAACGAGTGTTCTCAAATACCATTCAACTCAGTTGTATTAGCCCTGACTCGATTAGCGCAAAAGACTGAGACGTTAAGTTTAAAGGCTTATTACGACTTCAACCCGCCATCTAAACGGCATTGGACGTATAAGCGTTTCATCGAACACAAGAATCCCGACAACGGACAGCCTGAGAAGAATCCAGGTAACTACCGATTTGAACTAATCAACCCAGCAGACAATAAAGAGAACCTCGACTCCGAGTATCTCGACATGCTGGACAGCCTCCCTGAGAAGGCTAGGAATAGGTTTTTATTAGGCAAGTTCGCCGATGATAGCGATGGCGCACTCTGGAGCGATGAGGTTTTAGGCCAGAACAGGCGATTAGGAAGGGCAGAGGAGAAGCTACCCGACTTCCTTAGAATCGTTGTAGCTGTTGACCCATCTGGCTGTAGCGGCTCAGAAGACACACGCTCCGATGAGATAGGTATTACGGTCACGGCCCTTGGAACTGACGGGCATGGTTATCTGATTGAGGATTTATCAGGCCGATACGGGCCTAGTGAGTGGGGCAAGATAGCAACAGACGCTTATCACCGCCATTCAGCCGACAGGATCGTAGCCGAAAAGAACTACGGTGGCGCGATGGTAGAGGCCGTTATTAGGGCTTCTGACCAGAAGGCTCCATACCGTGAGGTTACAGCCACCAGGGGCAAGGTTGTTAGGGCAGAGCCAATAGCGGCCCTCTACGAGCAGGGTAAAATACATCATATAGGTTACTTCCCAGAGCTAGAGGATCAGCTATGTGGGATGAGTGTTTCAGGATATACGGGCTTGAGATCACCAGACCGAGCAGACGCAATGATTTGGGGCTTCACCGAGCTGTTCCCATCTCTGACAAAAGAACCTCGCAAAAAGCGAAAATTGCAGCCTAAACTTGCAATTGCATAAGGACAAACAATGTTATCTGATTCCGAAATAGGCTCAATCATACGCAGCGAGCTAGACTCCGCGCTGAGTTATGAGGGCGAGATTGCTAGCAAGCGCGAAATGTTGATGGACTACTACAACGGCCAGCCCTACGGGGATGAGGTCGAAGGCCAGTCTAGCGCAGTCACAACTGAAGTTGCAGATACAATCGAATGGATGCTACCTAGCCTTTTACGGGTGTTTACTCAAGGCAAAGAGGTCGCATCTTTCACGGGATACACTGAGCAAGCCAACGAAGAAGCCAAACAAAAGACGGCGCTCTCTAACCACGTTTTCCTTCAAGAGAATGATGGTGTCTTAATCCTACACAATATGTTCAAAGATGCTTTATTGCAGTTCACCGGGACAGTAAAGGTCTACTGGGAAGAAACAGAGTCCACATCAAATCAGAAGTATGAGGGGCTTTCCGAGGTTGAGTACCAGAAGCTACTTAGCACTAAGGGTGTGACCATCGACAAGATGGAGATGGAAACCGATGAGTTCGGTATAGTCACCTATGATTGTAAGACTACTCAGAAGATTGAACAATCTGGGGTAAAGTACGCCAACATACCGCCAGAAGAATTCCTAATATCTCGCACAGCTAGAAGTTTTGATGACCCCGTTTTTATTGGTCACAGATCGCCCAAGACACGCTCACAGCTTGTTGAGATGGGCTTTGACAGGGATATTGTTGATGACCTACCCGCAGACGAATACTACGAGTTTAATGGTCAAAAGAACGCCAGATACCACGACCAAGGCAATTGGCAGGACGTTAATACATCTAATCACGATCCTAATGATATTGTGTATTTGGGTGAGTATTACTGTCGTATCGACGTTAATGACGATGGTATTTCTGAGTTGTACCAAGTGTTTTACGCTGGCAATGAGGTTCTATCCAAAGAACCAGTAGATGACCATCCCTTTGCTGTAGTCGTACCCATCCCCATTCCGCATAGAGCGATTGGTACATGCCCGGCTGAACAGGTGGCCGACCTACAGTTCCGCAAGTCTACCCTGGTTAGGCAGATGTTGAACAACGTCTATCAATCTAACTACCCTAGAGTCCTGCACAGCAATCAGGTGGATTTAGATGATCTGCTAGTCCCGAGGGCTGGTGGTTTAGTCGGTGTTGACACTGATAACCCAGACGTTGCTGGTCATGCACAGATGATCCAAGTCACACCAATGTTGGAGGGGATATTATCAGCCCTCGAATACACTGACATGGAGAAGGAAATCCGCACAGGTGTTACCAGAAATGGTCAGGGCTTGGACGCTAACGCCCTAAACAACACAGCTACGGGCTT